AAGAACTAGACCACCTGTACCTGTAGCAGTATTAGCTAACGTGACACCACCATATCTAATGGTAGAACCAAACACCGCAGCACCAGTCTGTAGCATAGTAGTTTGATGAGTAACTGCACCTTTCGAAGTAAATGCTACGTTAGCAGTTATTGTGTTCGCATACAATGAAGCTTCGTTAATCGCAAACTGATTTAGTCGCGTGAAACCAATATTCGTGCGAGTACGCCACGTTTCAAACGTATTAGTAAGGGCGACGTTAGCGATTACAGCCATTGCTTATCCTATCTTTTCTAAAATGCGCTGCATGAGCACTTTAATGTCGTTGATTTCATTCTTCATAGTATTTATATCTGTGATAGTATCGTTTAGCTCTTTTTGCTTTTCGCGTTTTCTTTTATAGGCTTGCAGTGCTGTACCATCTGTGTGCAGCACTGCATTTGTGTCCATATCGCGAACATAACCAGGAGTATCTTTCACTTTAGCTATTTTCATGATTACCTCTGTAATGCGATTGCTCTAAGCTCGCGCACGCGAGGAGGATTTGATGAAGTTTCGTTGACAAGAACAACCTTGACGGCGAAATACTTAAATCCTACAAATCTAGCACGATTACTATTACGATATTCTACGATGCTCGAATTGGTTGTATTAGCGCCAGCACGAGCAGTATCAGTGTATCCTGGGATCTTATACGTCATTTCGAAGAAATCTTCACGATTTTCGCTGCTTGAGTAACGAGTTTCGCTAGTGAATCCTTCACTTGTATCACGATCCATTGGGTGCCATTTAGCATCACCAAATGCGTCGCTATCTTCTGCATTAAGAACCTTATAGTACACTAGAACGTTAGAGTTTATAGGCTTATAAGCAGATAGATACACACGAAGGTCTTCTGCGTCCTGGCCATCAGCCAGAGTTACAGTTCTCGTAATATATTTAACTTTAGCATCACCACCACTAGAAACATGGTCTTCTGTAGACTGAATATTTGTGTTAGAATTAATTAAATTATGATTTCCAACAAGAGAAATTCGTTTCAAGTCGATAGCAGGTGAAGCTACGATATTACGACATTCTAGCTCAAACTTAATTGTTGCCGAGTTTGAAGTAAGCGTAGAAGATTCGGTTGTATAGCTATAGATATAACGAGGCGAAGTAAATTCTGTAGAACCATTAAGATTCAATTTCATATAATCGGCTACAACTGATGGTGCTGTTGCTAACTTACCATACGCAGTAATTGTTGTATTTGATGGTAAGATCGTAGAAGCGTAAACAGTAGCATCATCCATTACAATAGAATCAATTGAACTAATTGTAGCTGTGTAGCCGTTAGTTTGACCACGAAGCGCCATTCCAGAAGTAAAATTCTTTCCTGTTGTAATAGAAGTAGTGTTGATGTATGAGCTGTTAGATAAATACAGTTTAGTATCAGTATAATTCGCAGCATCACGCATAGATACTTTACCTACAGGTGTAACAGCAGAAATAATAATTCCTGTAGAGTTACCTACGATAGTTCCAGTAGAAGCACTATATCCACCAGTACCAACATTAGTTCTAATACGAATACGTTCATTAGCTTGGAACTTATTGTCGAGTGTTACGTTTTTAACTCTGATCTGTGAAGATGAGAACGAAGTGATAACACCCTTAGCGAGTGAAGTCATTCCCTGAACATACGAAGCACCGTTCGAGAACACAGTTTTCGTATTAGCGAATGTGCCACGAATAGTCGTTTCCCCATACACTAGTTCGCCAATACGATTCAGCGGACCAGATTCATCGGAAATCGTAAATATGTCGCGATTTTCGTTCTTAACGATCAAGTTACCAACTGCACTTCTATCAAACTCAGCATAGTAGGCGGTGAATTTCAGATCTTCGTTCTGAATAGTTTCCCACTTTCTTTCGTTTGACGAAATATGCAATTCACCAGCAGCAGGTTGAGAAGTTACTCGAGAACCTGTGAGTATATCTTCTTCGCCAAGAACAGCTGTATATACAGCATAGTTTGGATTATTAGCACCAGGCGCAACAACAACCGAATACTGAGCATTTTCGTTCAGATACACCGGAGATTCAAAATATATCGGCGTTGCTAATGAACCATCATCACTCACGTTGATTTGTGATGATGGAACATTCACACGACTGAAAGGAATAATCTTAGAAGTTATTACACCAGAAGCAGGATCTACTTCTTGCAACTGAACAGTAATGCCTTGAGTTTCGTCTTTCTGAGAAAAGTATAGATCAACCTTAGTCAGATAAACACCAGAGGTTGATACCTTTGTAGAAAGTAGTCCTGCAACAATAAATGTTTGCGCTAAAGGATCGCTGCTTTCAGGTCTCACCCAGCCTCTTTTACCAAGAACAAATCCTTGTAAACTATCAATATTCAAACATCTATTAGTTTTACCTGTTCTTCCAAAAATTTCTATTCCAATTAGGCAACCGTTGCCATCAACCGGCGGTGGCGGCGGTGGAGGTGGAGGTGGAGGTGGTGGAGGAGGCACATAACCACAAGAAGGTGAATTGGATTGTGTGAGCACAGTTTCATAAGGACCGCCGTTAGCGGTGGTTAAGATAGTCATTCTATCATAACCCTCACAATAAGTCGTAATCACAATACCAGCTGGAGGAGCAGGTGGTGGAGGCGGCGGCGGCGGCGGCGGCGGTGGAGGCGGTGGAGGCGGCGGCGGCGGTGGCGGCGGTGGCGGCGGTGGCCCAGGAGGAGGAGGCGGTGGCGGAGGTGGTGGTGGCGGCGGAGGTGGTGGTGGTGGCGGAGGTGGTGGTGGTGGTGGTGGCGGAGCAGGTGCCTGAACAAGCACTGTTGGCGTTGTTGATGCAGATCCACCAGGACCAACAGCTGTTACTGTTTCGCTCTTAGTTCCAGCAGTAGAAAACGGATAAGGCAATGAACCAGAAGAAGAAAACAGCTGAGCGCCGTATGTACTTAGTGTCACATGTGTTGAATTCGTAGAACTCCAAGATAATGTTGAATTTTCACCAGTAAATATTACAGCAGGATTAAATGAAGCCGTAACTGTAGGAGCAGGTGGAGGAGGCGGCGGAGGAGCAGCTGCATCGCGAATTGCTACTGAAGAACTTGTCGCAACAATTGTTCCTCCTGTGCTTCCAGTTCGTAGATATACTACGAATGCTTCTGCATCATCAGAAATTCCGTCACTAAGTGCTGTTCTATTGATACTGCCACCGCTACCATAAATTGTCACAGTACCGCTGCTAGAACCATCGGTGAAATCTGCAGCTCCTGCGCTTCCTGACGAGGTCCAATAGAGTGTTGTTCCATCAGCAATATTCGTAGTCACAACAGAAAATGTTACCGTAGAACCTTCAGTGATTGAAAGCACGTCAGGATAAATTGCATATGTTGGTGCTGGAGGAGGCGGAGGTGGTGGAGCAGGCGAAACATATCCGCAATACGGAGCGTTAGCTTGGAATAGAGTTGTAGTTTCTCCGTTATTTCCGTCCGTATAGACTGAATATTGATCAAATCCTACGCAAGTATATCTTTTGAATAGACCAGCAGCAATAGGTGGAGGAGGTGGAGGTGGAGGTATAATTCCAACAACTCGACTACTATCAGCAGAATTTGTGATATTCGTAGAAATTATTTGTGTTTCTGTCATAGAAGAAGCAAAAATTTCTGGAACACGAGTAGATATAGTAACGTCAGAAACGCCGGATTGTAACCCACTAGCATTATAATCACCTTCAGCTGAAGTAGTGAATGCGCCAAATGCTTCAGTATTTCTTGGATTATCTGTTACTCTTAGTCTCTTAGTACCTACGTTAAATTTTAATGAAGAATCATTAGGAATTCTAAAGATAAAAAATACGTTGCCTGATGAGTTAGAAAACAGACTTGTGCCTTCCAAATTTGAAGGAAGCAAAGGAGCATTTGTGTTGGGATTTTTCAGACGAGTATTGTACTCTGATTCTGTCAAAGGAGTTATGTATGTGCTAACCAATTTGCTATCAAAGAAAACGTACAAACGACTAGAAGGTTTTAGAGAAGACCCCTTAACAAAAATTTGTTTAGAACGCATAAAAGGTATAAGCGTTTGATCAACTATAACTTGTCCAGCTGAAGAAGTAGAAGTCGAACCTACTCGACCTGGCTTATATGTTGTGCGTGTCTGGGTGATTGGTGTAGTTGTAATAGATTCTGTTCTGAAACTTTCAACAATTTGTTTAGTACCATCAGCCAGAGTTTTCATTTCTGTTCCGCTGATAATATCTTGAGAAGCAGATGTTACAGGCACACCAACAAATGAATTTTGCCATGCGCTTGGTTCTGTTTGCCAAGAATTCTGCATGTAATTCCAATTGTCTTGCGTGTTTTCTACTGGTACAGTTATAGCTGGTCGTGTTGTTGTGTCGAACCAATAATCATTATTGGGGTCGAGTGATAATGTACCTTTCCAGTTATATGAAGAACCAGAACAATTTCTTGTTGTAGTTCCGTATGGTTGTTGAGCAAAAACTTTATGAGAATACGGTAATGTTACTAGATCACCAGCTGAAATTCCTGTAACAGCAGAAATAGTACCTGTAACGGAACCGTTTGTTACAGTTCCCCCGACAGCAAAATTACCTGTAGCATTCTCGATATAAAGTTTTGCTCCAACTTTATATCTTAGATAAGCAGTATTTCCACCAGAACTTACTGTCATACCAGCAGTGAATGCTGGAGTAGAAGAAGTAAGAGTTACGATTTGATCACGCGATACACCCGTAGGCGTTACGTTCGTACGAACAACATGAGTAGAACCAGATGACCATGTTAGTTCTGTATTATCTACAGAAACAAGAGGACCTAATTCACCCTTAGCGCGATTGATAGAAGCCTTATAATCTAAATCAAATACGTTTGCGATATTCGTGCCGTTGAATGCGTCTACAAGAATACCATTTTTGAAACGATCTAAACCATTATCGTCTGGGATCATCAGATCTTTAGAATTCTTTTCAAGTAGGGTTAGTGAAGTTAGATATTCCAGGCGATCAATACGGTCGCGCAGAACACCAATATCTTTCATGGTGAAGCGTTCGTTCTTAAGGCGCTTGATACTGTTTGTTAAATCGGGACGATTGATCTGACGACCAACTTGTTCTGAAAGTGAAGGATAAGGCGCAAGAGAAATAACTGCTAGAGACATAGCATCATCTGGCGCATATGGTGTTATAGGATTAAGAGAAGGTACGCCTTTGGTTATATCTATCGCACCTTCCTTGGTGATAGAAACTACGTCTTTTCTCTTTAGATAATACGAAAGATCTGTTGTGAAATCTTGATTAGGGGGAGAATGATGCAGTCCTGTCACACCGCCAGATTGGAAACTAGTAGTGCCGATAGGATTTAAAGAAACACCAGAAACTGTTGCATATACAGAATTAGCAGTATCAGAAACACGAGGACGGATGTCGATACAATTTCTTAGATCGTATGTAACACCGTTTGTCGGAGAAGTGAAAATCGGAATTTCATATGTGTAAATTTTAGTGCTGTCTACTCCAGCATTTGTATCGTCTATTGGATAAGAATTTACAGAAAAATATCCTACGCCAGTCGAATAGCTGTGTGTGAAATGATCAATAGAAACAAGCAAACGATCTGTACTCGTCAAACCTCCAGGTATTTGTGCGCCTGGTTTCTTAACAAGTTTCGCATGATCATAGTATGTGTCTTTCATACCAGTATCAATAGTAAAGTATTTGGTTACATCTTCACCATCTGCTGTGGTTGCGAAATTAGAACCAGTCAAACGACGAACAGAATTGAGTTTAAATCCATCAGAAAGACCTAGAGGCCATGGACCTGTTGTGTTTCCAGCATACGAACCAATACCTAGTGATTTAGTGTTACCTGTTCTGATAAGAACCAAACGATCACGTGCGACAAGTTTAGCAGCTTCTTGCCCATCAATCTTATTGAGCGTAGCGATAACTGTAGCGTTTAATGAAGAACCTAGAGTTTCGCTTAGTGCAAGATCTGCTTGACGCGAAGGAGTACCTGAAATAGAAATCGTACGATTACCATTTTTACCGACGCCCGCAAAATCTAAAACCTGACCAGACTTAAATCGCTTGAAATAAGGCATATTTGTTTTAGAAGCTACAACTGTTCCGAAAACCTGCAGCTGTGTATCACTAACAACTCTACTTACGACATAATCTCCACTGTTAGCAACAGCAATAATATCGCCAGGATTTACTTGAGTAGTAAACGCAGTTCCAGTACCACCGAAAGCATTAATTGTGTTTCCTGCAGTTGTTACGCTAACTGTGCCAGTAAGAGCAGCAGAGTTGGCAGTTCCGCGGGAAACAACATAAAAATCTGTACGAGTAGCATCATCACCTAAAGTTCCTGAACCGTCAAATGTCTCGGAATTCGTTCCACTGTTAATTGTTGCTGCACCAGAAGTGTTAAATGTAACATCAAAAGAACGATAAAATGAGAAATCGTTGTTGATACTACCAGCTGTGTTACGAACAGTTTTAATAGCATTTGCAGGGAGACGGAAAACTCCACGATCAAACGAAGGATCAGTTAAAGCAGCATTAGTTCCGTCAGAATTTAGTATATCAGCTTTACCTTTAGAACTACCACCAAACATCAAGCTCTGAACTTTGGTAAAGCTCTGACGAGCATTCATCTTGATATCTGTTAGATAAAACTTATATTGTGCGCTGGGTAAACCAGGAGTTCCGCTGTAGTATTCTACTCCGCGCACGCGAGCCGTGCCAATTTCATTTCCTGAAAGAGCAGAAGTAGAATAGCCTCCACCACTGATTGCATTCGATTGGCTATCGCGAAGAGAAATTACACTTTGTCTATCTAGATCCCATAATCCAACGACGTTGTCGCAAATTACATAATTGCTATAGTCGATAAGAGCTTTTGCCGATTCGATAGATTCGAAATCTGTAGCCTTAGTGATAGTTTTTCTAGACGATACGATTTTTTCAATATCGTAACCTTTGATATACGCTTTACCTTCACTGAGATTAACCGAAAGCTTTTCTGCGCTTCCTCCTACATAATTTTCAATCAATCCTCCATTTTTACCTGATTTCAAATGTTCTTGTATAGAAACATTAAAACCTTTTACGATGTAGTCACCAGATTCGTCGTATGTGCGTTGAGCCATATAATCACGAATGGCTGCATAAGAAGGCTTAGTAGAAACAGACTGAACCAAACCATTGTCGACCTGCATCAATTCGATGAATGTATTTGACACTGCAGTTGTCAATGGGACTGCTTTGATGGTAGCTTCTAGCTTGAGACGAGCCGCACCTGGAGCAGAATAGTTATAGGAACCTTGTGCTGGGTCTAATAGCGTGTCGTCTGTTTGTTCGGTAACAATTGTTTCGGTGATGTCAAAACCAACACGAACAGAAGGATACTGCGAATACTTATCCAGAATAACAGTCTGTTCGGGAACTCTGATGAAATGGTCTTTAGCGTAAACAATACCCGCGCCAAACTTAACGGCAGCACCTTGTCCGCCGGGAAGACTGTTATTATTAGACTGAGCGGCAGTAATTGTATTGGCTGTTAATAGCGGAAACCCTACAGCTGTTATGATTTCGTTAGCTTTGAAATATCTATAATCGGTTGTTGTATTGGCTGCAATAAATTTAATATGGAATGTCTTGAAACTAGGATTGTTAGATTCTGAGCCAGTAGAAACATTAACAACTTCAGCTAGAACACCAGAATTAGCACCCTTAATGACTTTACCTAGAAAATCAGACACATTAACTGTATTTGCACCAGTAGAATTCTTATCTCTAATTTTTACATAAGCATAATTTGGGTCGTAGTTCATTTCTAAACCACGAACAGTTGAACCTTCTTTGAAGATATGACCCGCAAAACGATCAATCTGATTCTGAAGAATAGATTGCATCTGCGTAAGTTCGCGAGCCTGTACAGCCAATCCTGGACGAAACAGAATTCTATGGAAATTCTTTTCTTCATTGAAATCATCGTAGTATGGATCTACGTTGAAATTTGTTGAGAGAGTTACGTTATTAGCTTCTGCGGCCATGGATACCTACCAATTAAAAATTAATGATGACTTTAACGTCTTCTGTTTGTTCTAGCGCTCTACTAACAGGAGCTCTGTTTTCAGTATATATTACTAATCCGCTGTACTTTTTTAGAGCACCAGAAGTGACTGATTGCACGTTAGCAATTCTGGTACTAATAGAACCCTGAACGATTTCACCTATTTGAAACGAACCGCCTGTTCCGTTTGTTGTGATTCTAATTAATTTTAAATCACCCTTAGTTCTTGCACTATCAGTATTCGCGAAATATACTAAACGACCTTTAGCGCCACTCGACAACCCAGTTACTACTTCGTCTGCAACAAAATCACCAGAAACTTCATTCACATTTACTCGTGTCGTCTGATCTAATGTAGAAACAGTAGCAGCAGAACCATTAGCTAACAATGGGTCACGCATAATACCGATTAATCTGAAATCGTTATTTGTAGGAAACGTATTAGATTCGGCTCCAGAAACTCGAATATTCATTAAAATACTAGTAGCGTACAATTCATCGACCGGATCACTGCCGTGCCCATTTCTAGGGGAAATTATAGCACGAGCAGTAGCACCATAACCATGTGATGAATTAGCACTAATCGTTACGTTTGCAGTAGAATATGAACGACCCTGATTAATCATAGTTATCTTACGAACTCGACCAGCGAATGTATTAGATACGTATGCGTCCGAGCGAGATAACAAAGTGCCACCACTATCGCCTCGTATAGTGACCAAAGGAGAAATTATATATCTACTTGATGTGGTAGGTGTACTAGTGAAAGCAGAATTTACAATACAATAATTGTTAGAACCATAATACTTAACGATTTTACGGACTTCACCTGAAGCGGGACCAGAACTAATAAAAAGCCCAGAACCATTATACACACCATCAACAACACTAGCGTCTGTTTTTAATGTAAATGCGGATTTACTAGAAACAGAAGCAAAAGTATTTGTTGTAGTTAAGTAATTAGCACCGTTCGCAATAACTTTAATGTAATGTATAGCACCATTAGCAGCAGATGTCTGAACATCCCACTGATCACTACTATCATCAGCTGCTAGAGTTTTAACAGGGATAAAATCCGTAGTTAGAAATTTTAGTGCGCTGGCAGCAGTTATTGTATACATATATTTCCAACGATAACCATCAGTAGTAGAAATTATATCGTTGGTTACAACTCCAGTTGGTTCTACAGTAGATGCAGAATTTCTATTATTTTCAATACACTTATATACATTGCCTGCTGTTGTAGTAACATAATACTGCTTTTCATCAAGAATAGGATCTAAGTCATCATATTCAGCATATGATGTGCCAGATATCCATTTATTTCTAGCAGCAACATGACTAACATCAGAAAACTGAATGCGTTTAGCCGCGATCATGTTTCGCCAAATATCAAAATAGGTGTCTTGATATCTATCCACTGGAGCAATAGGCGTATAGTCTGAGTATGGTAAACGAACATATAGATTAGCACCTACTGTGGTTGTGGTAGTAGGTCTAATAGCAGAAATAAATGTTTGCGCGTTAGGTATAGAATGCACTCGCAAATCTTGTGAAGTGCCAGTAACTCGTACAATAGCTCCATTAGTCAATTCAGTATCAAAATACGTTCCGCTACCAACAACTGTATTAGATGTGCTGGTTATTTTTACTGTTCCTCTTGTAGGAACAGCATTTGCAGAAGCGTAATTCTTACCGATAAAATAGTAATATCGAGTAGAAAGAGCTTCATTGAAAGATTCATAAAACTGAATCGCGTTGTGAATCCTAAAATGATGAGTTACTATAGCAGTCATTAAGCAGAAGCAGTATAAGTTACGTTAAGTGTGTCGCCAGCAGTAACAACCTTATCGCCTACTGTGAACAAACCAGCAGAATATAGGGTTCCTGTTGAACCGGCCTTAGTAGCGTTGTTTGCGATGAACGCACCCTTAACAGTTCCAGCAACTGTGATTGTGAACACAACAGCATTAGAAGTTGCTTTAGAACCAGCTGAAGCAGCAGCGAAAGTGACTGCACAACGATTTGTCTGATTATAACCAGGAGCACGACCACCCTGAGCACCAGATTCAATCCATCCAGTATGCGAAGACATTGTGTCTGCAGCAGAAATGGCTGAATAACCATTAGCAGCAATCAAACCCATATACATCTGAGTTGTTTGCGAACCTACGCCTGTTCCGCTTAGATAAGCGTTTAGAATGGCATTCTTACCTGCAGTCGTTACAGTGTTAGGAAATTCATCAGCCCACTTTACTCGACCGTTTGCATCAAGACAAACAGCTGTGTATGTGCCGTGCAAATCTACAGATTCAGCCGAACCTGCGCCACGAGTTACGACTACGCTAGTAGAATCACCTGTATTAATTTTTTCGATAGACATCTTAATAGTACTCCCTTGGGTTAGGTACGTTTATTTATAATACGAAAAGATAGTTAGAATGGTTTAATTGACGAACTTTGTGTCACTGAACCAGTATTAGTTACGATATTAACTGCACTTGCGTCGATTGTTGGTGAATCTCCCAACATTAGATATTTCGTGTTTGGTATATTTGGTAGAGGTACGAAATTCGGCACTGTAATTGTTGTTGCGGTTGGGTTGTATACTGCTGTTCCTACAACTACTCGTAGGTTTGTCATATATCCAGGCCATGATCTTAGATAAGAAGCACCGATTCGTTTTGTGGCTCCAATATAATTTATGGAGTTAGTTAATGTTCCAGTCGAGCTACGAGTACCATTTAAGAACAGTGTTTCTGTAGTTCCTGATCTGACTAGAGCGAAATGATACCATGTGTTTGCAGACATCGCTGGAACAGTATATGCCTTTTGACCTAAACCGCCATTGCCATCGCTAGTGAACGTTGTGCTGTTAGACACAAACAGATTTATTGGTCCGACTGTGGTATCCCCTGTTATTGCTCCTAGTATCGAATAGGCGTTGGTGAAATCTGGTAGTCTAATCCAACCTTCGATAGTGTATGAACTATCGTTCAGCGTGAATCCTGTATTAAGATCCAACATACGTGTTTCAGCAACACCGCCTGGGAAGCTCAAGCTACCGGCTACAGAATTACCAACATATACTGTATCGTCAAGATTTAGAACAGGAGTTACGAATTCACTAATTTGTGTAGACTGATATACTGAAATCTGTACTGAAGCATACGGAGTAATTGCTCCGTTGTTTTCGGTTATTGCTCCGCTCGTTCTGTTAGCACCAACAACAGAATCTGTTGAAGTAATCGTTTCGCTTATGGAAGCACCAAGAGTTACTAGAGCACCAATAGAATCTGTCGGAGTTACTGATTCGGCTCCTGTAGTTGCACTCGTTACTACACCACCAACAACAGAATCGTCTGAAGTAATAGATTCGCTAGTTTCAGCTGAAGTTACTCCGTAGCCTATAATAGAATCTGTTGATGTTATAGATTCAGTGATCACTGATGGGATTGAACTAATACCAACAACTGAATCTGTTGATGTTATAGATTCAGCGAAACTCGCGATAGCTCTATTCGTACCAACAATAGAATCTGTAGCGGTGAATGATTCATCGTAAGCAACATTCTTGGTAACATAACCAACCATAGTGTCTGTTGCTGTAATTGATTGGGCGCCAGTATCGAGTTCACCACTGGTGTAAATGCCTGCAACAGAATCTGTTGTTGTTATCGACTGAGTTCCAGTGTTTAGGTCAGATACATATGTCGCGTCATTTGTATTTGTTACAGTTATAGATTCTGTGCCAGAAGTTAGATTTACAGATCTGTAAGTTCCGTTAACAATTTCAGTTGCGTCAACTGATTCTGTTGTTGTAGCAACAGCTTTGTTAGTAGAATTTAATGAATCTGTAGCACTAATCGATTCGTTATATGCAACATTCTTGGTAACATAACCAAGCATAGATTCTGTAAGAGAAATCGTTTCTGGACCTAAGATACCACTAGTGACTCTAGCACCAACAACTGTGTCTATTATTGAAACGCTTTCGCTTAAACTCAATGCGAATATGCTTGACTGCGTTAGTGTTGTTAATGCTGGTGTGTTAACAGTTGCATTGATTTGATAATCAGCGAAAAGTTTTGTGCCAGAAGGATGTACTAGTTTTCTAACAACATCACGATACTTTTCTAGCAGTTCCGTTACACGAATAACATACGAAAATTCTTGATAATAGAAATTATCTTGGAGCTTATTATTCCATGACAAGAAACCTTTAGTGTCAACATATTTTCCAGGATAATTGGTAACACCTGTTGGTTGCGCCAATCCTTCACCGCTATAGGTCTTTTTCTGTATTGTGTATTTCGTAGCAGCAGCACCACTCACAGAACGACCAGCATGACTAGTAGTGAACGAACTATTTCCCTGAGTAGTATTCAACATATAGGCTGCAGAATATTTGTTAAAATTAGAACCTCTAGTTAATATGTTAAGTTCTGCAATTTCACCAGTTATTGTATTCGCAACAGCAACAGCATTTCTACCTAGATATCCACCATATCCGTCATCTACATTTAATTTCGTAATTTCATCATCAATGATAGTGATCGTAGGAATAGTTGTATAATTTTTTCCTGGATTGATGATAGAAATCGCATTGATCATATAGAAACTCGCGGTGCTATATGTTAATGCAGACGCGAGCGTAGATGAAACATTAGCCGCAGCCAATTTACTATAGCCGTTCGCGCGAGCATTTACGTTTGTTCGTGCAGTAGAAACGAATGTTTGCGCACCACCAATAGAATGAACTCTAAGCGCTGTACTAGATCCAGTGATACGAACAATATCACCAACAGCTAACTGAGAAGTGAATGCGCTACCGATACCATAAACAGTATTCGTAGAGGTTTTTGCTTTTAATATACCTGTTAATTTCTTAGTCACGGCAGCTGTATTAGCACCTTTACGAACAAAAAAGTCCGAATCAAGGCGAACGTTTTTCATATTCCCAATAATATCAGAATTCAATGCAGTAGGAATAGCTTCTGGATAATAAGAAGCAACAACAATTTCTGTTCCTGTGCCATCACCATTTACTCGAACACGAGTGTTGTTTTTAGTGTATCCAGATCCACCCTTGACAATACGAGCAGTTATACCTGTTGCTTCTTTAACTCTAGTAACAATAGCTGTAGCTGTAGAAGTCGAACCTGCTCCACCAATTTCAATTAAATCGCCTGTATTATGGCGCGAACCGCCTTCTGTTATGTTGAATTGTGTGACAGGACCAATTTGCGCACTAACGGTAGCGTAATTATTGTTATCGTCGAATACTCTTTCGCCATCAACGAATGTTCCGTCGATGCTTTCTACCGTCATGTCGTAAATAATCATTCCAGAAGAAATGGTAGAAACTACTCCCTGAACAACAGCAGTTGCCCCAGAAACAGCACCTGTTACTTTAATACCTCCGAACCCTGAAGGATTAATGTTCTTAGGTTCGCCGACACGAAGCTTTGACTCTCTGAGCCAACGTCCGTCAGACGCACGTAGAATATCATCGCCTGGATAATAGAAATCTACTTCTTTATTGAAAAGCGCACGAAATAGAAAACGATACGATTCTGGAGTACCTCGAGATTTATAAAAATCGCGAATATTCTTAATCAAAAGGCGTTGGTCTACAAGAGCGTCCTTTGGTATACTTGGCATAAGTTCGCGACGAAAATATTCAACAAAAGAATCTAATGTTCTGTCAATATCACGATAATCACTAAGAGAACGTGTTGCGTTAACAACCTTACCGTTCTGTTCCATATACTCAAAATATGCTTTCAGAAACGAAACGAATTGCGGTCCTTCTTCGCGAATAAACCCAGGAAACTGAGATTCGATTTGAGAAGATAATTTCTTAAATGTTTCGTTTGCGCCAGCTATTGCCATTAGAAGTTATATAACCTTCCGGTAGGAGTTAGCAATGTAGCTGTCTGACCCATCGTGTCTACGTTCGAAGAAACAGCAACCGTTTTACCTGTGTTGTCATCAATCACGTTAACGATAGTCTGAGACATTAATAAAATTTGATTTCGAATAGGAATGATATTGGGATTAACAGGAGAAACAACAATAGAAATTTCAGAACCAACAATAGTGCCAGGAACGAAACTATTAATATTCACCGTGCCAGTTTCGTAGTCTATGGTTCCTGCTGTATTGTTTGTGTATACTCTCGAAGAAATCCCACCAATACCAGTCGTATGATAAATGCGAAGCGTACCATATCCATTATCATCGAAATATGAATTAAAATCAGCATACTGGAACTGCGAAGAAGTTAAGCAACCAAATGCAGAATTCTGTATAGTATCACTCAAAGAACCTAGTCTTTGAATCTTATGATTGAATTTCAATGTATATGAGTTGATGCCAGTAAAATTAGGCACAAATGTTTTTCTCAAACGAATATTTGCGTTTGTAGAAACGATAGCATCATCAACGCTGTCTAGAAAATCTAAGAATCTTGAATATCTAAAACGCTGACCAAATCTTGAAAGATAAGCACTTTCGTATGCTATGACTTTATTGGTTATAGCGTCAGCAATTTCACCAGGAGTTTTTGCAGTTTGCGAAGGAACATAACGCACGTCAATTTCTGGCATAATATACAGATAAGTTGGATCAACAACTTCTACGTCAATTGATTGTACATTGAACTTACGAACAGAAGTACGAATATCAGTTTTGCGAGTTGTTGAGAATAGAGTTCCGGTTTTAGGTTTCGGACAAACAAATACTTTACCATATATCGGAGGAACGTTTTCTTCGCCACCCCAAACAGTAACAGCTTGAATATCTGGATTTTCACGAAGCAGAATACGCTCATAGTCGTATGATGTTACGCTACGATTTTGGGTTTCATATTGAAGAGGAGCATTAAAACGAACCGACTCAATTGATTCGATAGCAGCACCACCTGAAGCACGACCTACTGGTTCGATGTATATGCCATTTTGTCCGTCAATAGTAGAACCAACAACATTAAAGATATTAGCGCCATTTGGAGCTGCACCATTACAAACACGATAAGAAACAGCAACAACACTTGATGTGGATGGTAATTTACCTAAAACGCCATCACCGAAAACAACTTTATATCTCTGCTCTTTATCCGCTTCTACGAAATATATCTGAGAACTAGAATTGATAGTCAATATGTCATCTACTTTAACGTAATTTTGTGTATTACCGCTCGTAGTGACAGTTACAGTGATGCTCGACGTATCTACGTTATCGTTAGGTAAAACGAATGATGTGTTAGATGCGCGATTGAATAAGAATCTGTGAGTAAGCGGAACACCTTCTGTGATACGAATATATTCGGAAAATCCATCATCAGTGTTAGCCGTAATTGTGTATGTTTGAGGCGCAACGAATGTGTATGAAGTTCCGTTAACTGATGTAGTGAACTTAGTGTCTTTAGCGACACGAATAGAACGGAATGTTGTATTCGCTACCGAATTCGTGAAGATAAGCTTGACGTTCGCACTCGCGCCTCGCGCGCTCGTGGGAGTATATCCTAATTTTTTAGCATGAGACACAACGCTATCATAGAGCTGTGCTGTGTCTAAGAACGACTCGTTAGCAGCCATATTAACGTAGAACGCATTATAGTATGTGTTATATGCCAATAAGTCTAGAAGCGTTCCTAGAGCAGAGTCGTTAAAATCGTAGTCTGTGAATTCAGGTTTAGCAGCAATGAACGTGCGCAGATTTGCACGAATCGTATCGTAATCTAATCCTGTTACTATGAGATCTGTATTAGCAGGCATTAGCGGACCCTATTAAGATTGACGTCCAGCGATACGTCGTTGAGTGTACCCACGTTTCGGAAACGTACAGTAACCGATAGTGCGTTTTCATCTGTATATTCTTTTACTGTTACTGATTCTCTGCCGTCTTCAGACTCGAGCTTCACTCTTGGCTCGTAGTTTCCGATAGCGATATTAACCATCGTCTCGAATTCTGATTTCGTGATAGAGTTGAAATTCTCAAACAAACGAGCACGAATATTGCCGCCGAATTCTGGGTGAAACGGGCGCTCGTAGTGATTTGTCATGACAAGATTCTTGACGGCTTGCTTAACGGCTTCGTCGTCTTTTTTGATTATTAGCTTACCAGTCGTAGGGTGACGTCTAAACGCAAGGTCGAAATCCCTGTTCGTCGCTTTATTAAGATATGCCGGCAGAGATTTCTTTTGCATAAACCCTTTTCCTTTATCTTATTTATTCTTGACAAACAGTGGTATTTACATTATAATATGAAATGTAATCAGGCGTTAGTAATAGCTTTAGCAGCCCTTTCAGCCATATCAATAATATGCAAAGCTTCTGCCACAGTTGTGTTAGACTTTATCTGTGGATATTTCTTTTTCATATCAGCATAGCTCATAGAAGTGAGTTTACTATAGTCTGTCATCTGTTCCAGTTCAGCCATATGCTTTTCGATTTTAGCAGCAAGCTCTAGTCGTTTTTGTTCTTGTGCTAACAATTGTTGGTCGCGACCATATCCACCAGCGCCCCAGTTAACTGTATTCGCAGTATTTGTTAACTTCTGTTCGCCGTATGAAGTTTTTGCAGGTCCACTATTAATTAGGTTCGTTTGAGGTGCGATGGTTGACATCATCCCCATAAAAGCAGATAAAGGTTGAGTCAATGTCGCTAGAGTACCTCCAGCAGCTGCTTCGGCGAATAGATTTTTCATCTGTAATGCTTTAACAGGTTTTGCTGGATTAGCTGTTTTCTGAGGTTTAATAGCGTTTGCTGTAGGAGTTTTGCCTGGAATAGGGAGCATTTTCATTACTCCTCCAGCCAAATTCATATTCGGTATCATTGTATTTAGATTGATTCCGGCACCTGAAGCTGCTCCACTAATCATTTTATTCGCTATAGCATTCACATTTATCATAGGAAATTTCGCAGCAATTCCAGCTGCTGAAGCTGCGAATGCGATAGGATTACTTGCTAAACCAGCAAGACCAGCAACCTGACTCTGAAGATTAACAACATTCTTAAGAGCGTCCGCTCCAGGAATATCAGACAATAGATTTCCATTAACAGCTTTAAATAATAAAGCAGCTGGTCCTTTTACTTGAGCAGTTAAGTGAGCTTTAACACCAGCAATTTGTCCTGCTATATTATGTGCACCTGCTGCGGCTGCACCGACTCCTCCTGGAAGTCCTGGGATTCCAGCTGTAACTGCTCCCATAGCACCTTTCATAGCTTCCATAGGACCATCCAATCCAGGAGGCACAAAACTTTTTGCTAATCCTGTTAGTGAAGATAAACCACCACCAAGAGCACCTGCAGCTGCACCAGCAGCACCTCCTAATGCGCCTCCCAAAGCTCCTGCAGCAGCTCCTCCTAATGCATTTGCTGCTCCGCCTAATGCTCCAGCAGCTCCAGCCAATCCGGCGGCTCCAGCTAATCCACTAGCGAAATCTGCAGCTTTTGATGCGGCATTAAGAGTCGCCAATCCTTTCATCACATTTGGATCTATTTGAAATGTTGGAGGTTTAAATCCCATAGGATTTGCGAGCATAGCTGCAGCATTTGCTTTATTAATCATGTCTGGATGTTTCATACTCAAGTCATCAATCATGTCTTGAATTTTATCAGCACCTTTGTACATGATTTGCTGACCATTAATTGTATACATTTGTCCTGGAACTGCGTCTGGAAAAGCAGTTGCTATTTTATAATCTTGCGATACTTGATCTACCATTAACCACCTGCGAATACGTTTGGAGAACCTGCAGCAACAGAAGTGCAACCAGAAATTCCGTCACCAATTCTACCGACACCTTTACCGTTTGCGAAAACAGTAGTAGAACCAGTTGTGATAGCTGCTGAATGGGACGGACAAGGAGCACCAGGAAGTAGATGTGAAGTGTTTACGTCACCTTGACGACTTACGCCTATGCCGTTTATAAACACGTCTGAAGATTTTCCTTGCCTAGTCATTCCCGAACAATGAGCAACGTCTGCGTCACCAAATCTAGTTACTGCTGGCATTATTTCTTTTCCCTTTTCATAAGCTCTTTTAGTTTATCATTCCATTCGGCAATTTCATCGTGTTCATCATGCGTATGAGGACCTTCAGAAATTTCTGGTAAAAACTGTATCACATGATCAAATGATTCAGGAATATCTTCGAATCGAGTATATTCTGTCAATATATTATTGTTTTTGATAACAAACTTATATGCCATGATAAATCACTAATTCAGATAAATGTTAGAAGCTGTTGCAGTCATGTTACCCGAAACACCAATACCTAATTCACCACCAGCACCAAGCCCCATATTATCAGCCGATACTATAGATACGTCACCACCAGAAACGATACCAGTTGAACCAGCAGTCATATTAGCCGAATCACCAGAAGTTGTTACATTTCGATTACCACCTACTGTTTCAACCATATTAGACCCTGTAATATGCTCACGTTCACCGCCAGTTCTATGTGAAGTTTTCCCATTCACCTGAACACGTTGGTCGCCTCCAGTTTCTTGGAGATTATTTCCAGCCGAAACAACACGAAAATCACCATGCGTGACGATTTCATAATCACCTTTAACTTCCTGTTTCATACTTCCGGTGACATGAATGAACACATCACCATCAACAGTAAGATTGAACTGACCAGTAATCTTCTGATCTTTTCCTGCTTCAAGAAATTCCTGATCTTGTGCTACGACCTTACTGATACGAGCGCCGTCATCTTTGATTTCAATGTAAGTCCCGCTCGCATGATAAATATGAATACGTCTATCATTTGGAGAATTGTCTATCTCAATCTTATGACCAGCTTCAGTAGTTGTGACATGATTCCCAAGATATTTGGAACTACTACCACCTGGTTTTTGCTCTTGATATTTTGCCATTATTTAATCCTTATCCAAATGGACTACCAACGTCCGTAGCTGCATTTCCAGTTCCGCCTGGATTGCTTTGAATCAATGCTTTTGTTTCATCAGGTGCTGCTCTCATTTCTGGAGTTGAGCTAGCAGCTTCAATTTCAGCAGAAGTTATACCAGCGAGAGCGTCTTTAGCTTGTCCAGCATCTGGCACTTCGATATCTGGGGCAGAAGCACCACTATCAGTAGATTTCATCGGATGTTTCTTAGGAGGAATAGGAGCAGTAGTAGCTTTCGCTCGTTTTTCTTTATCTATGATTCTAGCGTCCGAACCTCGTTCCTGATCTGAACGACCAGCGAGAGAAGTAGAACTATCATCATCAAGAGAAGGATGAACTGCAGGATTTCCACCCACACCATTTTGCCCACCAAACATTTTACCTACACTATCCATAAGTCCTGCGACTAATGCTACTTTTTGCAGAATAGTGAGATTTTTTTGCTGTTCTAGTATTTGATAAGGAACAGGTTCTATAATAAGTTCGCCATTCGTAGTATCTTTCGCGAGCGTAGCGCGAGTATTAACGTCTACGACTCTAGCTTCTACGTTATATGTTCCTTCGAATAATGGACTATCAAAATGAAGTTTCCACACATTAGGAGTAACTTTTTCATCAACACCTAGTTTACCATCAAACAATTTGTATACAACGTAATTGATTTCTACTTCGATAGTTTCGCGAGGAATTCCTTTAGCATCTATTCGAGTGTAATCAACTGTTCCCGTAAGAATAGGCATAGTGTTCGAAGTTCTTAAAGGTTTTACGGTGATACTCGCCATTACTTAGCACCTCCAGAACCTGGAGCTCCTTGACCTGCTCCACCTTTCTGTTGAATATGAGGCATTGTAGCAAGCACAACAGGAACCTGACCAGCAGCACCGTCCATGAAAAATCCTAGAACCTTAGTTCCTTCTGCAATTCCTGTTGGACTTTGACCTACTCCACTGATAGAAGCAGAAGTTGTAGGAGTACAAACATAACACCACGGAAGGTCTTTAGTAGGAAGAACTCCCTTATCTTGTGAATGATGTACGTCGATACGGACTTTGATTCGTCCGAGCTTTAGATTATCTTTTTGCCCTGAAAACTGACCAGAACCGCGATCTTCAACAGTGCCCATCCACCATTTCATGCCGTCCTGGCCCATTACTGTGCCTTCTTCAGCCATTATGCAACTCCCGAATTACCAGATGAAGATTTGTTTTTAGAATCAGATTTGCATTCTAAAATACAATTATATTTCATATCGTTTTCTTCTTTATATATAATATGTTTTATAGAAGTAACCAAGAACGAACCGGAACGCTGGTCCAGTTCCATATTTTCTTGGTTGCCTGGAATATTGATTTTCACTTTAATTCCTGGTTTATATGCAGTGTTTCCAGGAACACGAATATTTATGACCAGATTATCTAGCTGAACAGCAGCAGACGACTGAGCTGCATGTTCAGGAAGCGAACGTTTATGCTCAGCAATTTCAGGGTCGCGCGAGTCGCGAAATTTACTTTTCACTTGACCTGGAGCTACGATTAGATTATATCTTTCACCACGACCACTGGTTTGCTTTTGAGTTAGTTGCGTAGAACCTGTATGAGTAGTATCACCTGCTCCGTCACGTTTACCTTTTTCCGACGAGTCGACTTTTCCTGTCGTGGGGTCGTAGAAATACCAGTGATCTGAATCTGCGCCATTATAGCTAGAATCTAAGCTATTGAAATCGCCTTTCTGGTCGAACGAAATGATTTTGAAATTAGGATCACCACCAGCAGCACCGATGTTCTGAGCAGCATATGAAAATGTGTACTCGTCACCACCAGAAAGCATTTTATCTACTGTGCGAAAATGATATCCGTCGCGGTCTTGATAGAAAAGATAGTTAGACGCTTTTGCTTCAGCTGATTTGCCTTCTTTAGCAGCCCAACGAATAGCAGTGATTGGAGACTTACCAGTTCCATGATAGCTCTGCTTATCTTCAGTTTCTTCGTTAGTTGCTAGATCTTTTTTCAGAGTCTTAGTTTCTTTGGTGTATTCTTCGTGCCAATCTTTGACCATATCGGACACTTTTTTGCCCTTATATGCTTTGACAATTTCTTTTTGATTCTGTTCGAGAAACTCTTGAGGTACGCAGTTGATATTAAACATGTCCTGATTACTTTTCACGCGCATGCGATTACCCTGCATTGCAGTTACGAAATTCATCTTGATCGTGCTTTTACGATCACCAAACATAATAGATACGTCTTCGCCGCCTTTAAGATTAGCTCTTTGATTGAATCCGCTAGAATCGTTAACAGTTAAATTACATGATGCGCAAGGTGCGTATATGCTTTCAAAATACTCCAGCATATTGATTAGCTGTTTGATTTCTTCGCCGTTAACAGATACCTGATTTAAATTGCCGCCGCCTACATCACTCATCTTACATATGTACCTTCATCAAAAATATATGGATGCTGCTCTTTAATAAGAAGCGTAAAGTTAAGGTCTAATAGAAATATGTTTTTGTTATCGTCGTTTATTTTACTTTCATGTTCAAATATAGTAACTGCTTTGCGCTCTGACGCGATCAGTGAAGTGTATGTTGTATAATCAACCGTAATAGTTTTTTCTTGAATGATGCGCTGAATACCAGATTCAGTTAAGAGCTGATAAGGCGTGATGATTTGCTCATAATGGTGATTTGTTCTCATAGCGTATTCTACGCTGCCATATTTCTGTTTGATATATGAATTGAACTGCTCGTATGTACGAGGCCACTGGAAATAAGGATCATGAATTTCATTAGCAATTAACACAAGCCAATCTAGGGTCTGGTCACTATAGTATTGATAAGCCACAGTATCTGGACGATCACCATCTTGCAAAATATAATTATCGAAATGAACTTTCGCGTTCGATATGAAACTGGTCAAAGCAAATCGTCTAGTGATATCAGTAACACTAACAGATTTGGTTTCTTTTGGAATACGATACTTGATCGTAGGAAACGGTCTAAAATAAAACATTTAGTTGAACCTTTGACCTGTTATGGGATCTTTGTAATCCAATGAATTCTTTGTGATAATTTCGGTTTCTCTAAACGATAATGTTAACTCAATTTCGACAGGTGCAGGAATTCCACCGCCATTTGCGTCGCGAACATATCCAGCATAACCCTGGGAATGATAATTCACTTTGATATCTGTACATACAGATGGGCGCAAATCGAATAGATACTCTGGATGATTAAACTTGATTTCAAAATACTCTGGATACTTGAAAAACAAACCTCCACCAACAAACTCTGGATGAGTATAGAATCTCATCATTTTAATAATATCGCGTATAGTATCCGACTCTTGGCGATTCTTAGGTGATAGTTTCCAGCTAAAACTATGATCACGAAAATCAACGCCTGTAAACAATAGTATTTTGTTAGGGTTTAGTGCAACACCACCAGCAGTTTTGAGCACAGCTGCAGCAACGTCTTCTCCACCTGCCGCCTTCATTCCTGCTTGAACTTTTGCATTCTGTCCGGCTATTCCTAATGCAATTCCTGCCATAGCAGCACCAGTCGCAGCTCCCCCACCCATTTCTTGATTACCGTACATTGCTCTATCGAATGGTTTTATTATAGAACCAGCAGCAGCACCTAAATCTTTTTTAGAATACTCAGGATTGTAGTCGGTAGAAAGATTAGAAGGCAAGGGTAAGAAAACTGAACCACCTGCAACGTTGAAATTACTTCCTATATTTACTCCAAACCCACTAAGAATTCCTGCTGCTAGTCCGTTTGTTTGCTTAGCAGTAAACGAAACCCAATGGTCTAGGTTGACTAGATCGTCTGGAAATGTTAATCTTGCGCCAGAAAACTGATCAGTACCAATTCCCCCGTTAGCGAGTGAAGCTAGAGTAATACCCGCGCCAGCAAGCGCAGCAACAGCACCGACAGCTCCAACAGTTCCTATTGCAGTTCTTCTGGCAACTAGTCTGGCTAAACTTGATAAGGCCATGCAGTATCCTTTCTTTTTTATATTTATATCGTATACATATGAGTATGGCTACTTACAAAGGCAGATTCGTCCCCAAAAATCCCGCAAAATACAAAGGCGATCCTACGAAAATCGTTTATCGATCGTCGTGGGAGCTTCGCTTTATGAAATATCTCGATGAGAACTCAAACATTATCCAATGGGCATCGGAAGAACTAGCTATCCCATATAAGTCCCCGCTAGACGGACGATGGCATCGCTATTTCCCAGATTTCCTCGTGCGCATGCGCGATCGCGAGGGAAACATAACTGTCAAGATGATTGAGATTAAACCTCGCTCGCAGTCGGTCCCACCTACTCCTAAGAATAAAGGTTCTAAACCAACCAAGAGATATCTACAGGAAGTAGCAACTTTCGGAATAAATAGTGCTAAGTGGCACGCAGCTAAAGACTATTGCGAAGACCGTAAATGGCAATTTGTTGTGCTTACAGAAAAGGAATTAGGGCTTTAATGGTTGCTTACATATTCGACACAATCGTTAAACGCGGAGCTAAGGCTGGTGTTAATCCTTCTATTAAAAAGAGTAGTC